CGCTGCAGGTGGCCAGGCTCGAGGTCATGGCTGCTGACGCCAGAGCCGAAGCCGATCGCCTGACGGCTCTCGTTGAGGCCGAACGGGTGACTCATCGGGCAGAATTGGCGCAGCGAGTCGAGGCCGACACGGCCGCCCGCTCGGAAGCCGACGCACGGATCGAGGCGCTGCGGGCAGCCTTAGACGTCGCTAACGAAAAGGAGCGGCAGGCTTCAGCCTTGTATACATCGGCTCTGGCCAATCACGCATCACTCGAAGCGGACGTGGCTCACAAACAGGCTGAGTTCACATCTAGACTGGCCGATCTGGACGCCGAGAAGCGCGAGACCGCCGCCGCCATGGAGACCGTCCGCCAAGGACTGGCGCAGATGGAAGCGCAAAACGAGCAGGATCGGGCCGCCCTCGAAGCGATGAGTGCTAAACAGTTGTCATCGTCCACTGAAGCGAGCACACTCTCCGCCGCGCTGCAGGCCACAGCAACCGAGCTCGAGACCGCGCGAGAGAGCCTGTCTCGGCATGACGCCGATGCGTCCAGCGTCTTGACGGCTCAGCATGCGTTGATTGCCGACGTTATGCGACGCATGGTGGAACGTGAGACCGATCGGATCCGAAGGGCTCAAGCGTCACCGGAGAAATTGCGTCATGTGATCGAGACCTTCTACGACGGGCACGAGGATTTGATGGAACGGTCCCTGGTGCCTTCGATCCGCGTCTATCTGGCCTGGTGTGGCAGTGGCGAGGACGCAGGGGCTGTCGCGCGGTCGTATGCGCGACGCCATGTCGATGAGTCGTTGCGGCAATTGCGTCTGGTACTGGACGGGGATGCCGACGCCTTCGCGGTCTCGCTGCCGGCGCTCCTGGCGCGTTGGGAACGAGACCGAGCGGCCACCATCGCGGATGACATTCTCAAGAAAGGACTCGACCATGCGCGCGGCCACTGACTCCTATGAGCGTCGCCGGGCGGCCCGTGACGCGCAACTCGATGCGTTCGATGGGCGGATCATCCGAGGGACGCCGATTGTCTTTGAGGCGCTTTCGCTGGATCTCGGCGGGTTTCAGGAGCGCATCCTGCCGAGTGCGGTGGACCGCACCTTGCGAGAGGGGCTCGACGTGCGGGCACTAGTGGATCACGATACCTCGAAAATCATCGGACGAACCAAAGCCGGGACGCTGTCGCTCCGGAAGGAACGAGACGGACTTTCCGCCAGAATCGAACCGCCGAATACCTCCGTGGCGAGAGACCTGGTTGAGTCGATTGGCCGCGGCGACATTTCGGGGATGAGTTTTGGCTTTCGCGTACTGGATGACGATTGGCACATGGAGGACGGGATCCCGATTCGTGAGATTTTGGACATGGTGATCAGAGAAATCAGCATCGTGTCTTTTCCGGCGTACGAGGACACCAATGTCGAAATCGCCAAGCGGTCGCTTGAACTGTTCCGCCAGTCGTCAGGCTGGAAGCCGTCCATCGGGTTTCTGGAGCGGGTTGCGAGAGCCGTCAAGCGATGAACAAGAGAGGCCGCCCTCGTCTTGCGCCGGAGATGTCACAGCTCCCAGCCTGCCGGGTGCCAGCGGCGCTGCACGATGCGGCCATCAACGAAGCGATTGGACGGGATGTGCCCGTGTGCCAGGTGATCCGAGACGCCCTGATTTTGCACCTACAAAATCGGCTCCAGACGGACAGGCGCGACAATACGCAGTAGGTAGAACCACGAAGAGTCGGGCGGTGTGCGTGAGGCGCCCTCCGTGCAGGCCCGATGACAACGTGATGCCGTAGTCCCTGCCGAGGGCCTATCGCATCAGCGAACACCCGGATTTGAGACAACCCGGTTGATTCGCCTGGTGTGCGAGGGCCCGCAATCGTCCGGTTCCAGGCCCGTGATCCTCCAGGCGATCGAGAGGACACACGACGATGGAACTGAACGAGATCCGAGACCAGATCAACAAACTCGGGACCGACATGATGGCCCTGATGGCCAAGGCCAAGGGCGAACAGCGCGAGCTGACGTCGGACGAGGAGCAGTCGTTCGATCGCATGGACAGTGATCGCGAGAAGATGATTGCGACCGAGCGGCGCGGCCGACGTCTGGCGGAATTGGAAACGCCCTCGGGTCGCCTGTCCGACCCTCCGACGCCGTCTAGAGAGCGTCACGCACCGCGCAAGGATGAGTCGAAGTCGATCAATGTGGTCGAAGGTGTGAGGTCATGGTTGCTGTCCGTAGCTGGCGAGGAGCTCTCATCTGAGCGTCGGGAGGTGCTGTCCCGCATGGGCGTGCATGCAGGCAGCCGTCAGATGACCTTCAGGCTGTCGTCGGAGCCGTTGCCTGGACTCCGCATGGCCGATGCCAGTGCCTGGGAACAGCGCGCCCTGTCCACGCTGAACACGAGTTCTCCGGTCGATGGGTACTACACCATCGAAAACGAGATGATGCGTCCGTTGGAGGAAGCCCTGCTCGCGTTCGGCGGAGTGCGTCAGAGGGCGACGGTGATTCGGACTGAGACCGGCGCGGCGCTGCCGATTCCGACCGACAACGACACCGCGAACAAGGGCGAGATCATCGACGAGAATACTGCCGTCAACGAGAAGGACATCACCTTCGGGCAGTTGGTCCTCAACTCGTTCAAGTACAGCTCGAAGATGATCCGTGTCTCCGTCGAACTGTTGCAGGATGCCTCGTTCCCGCTGGGCCCCTATCTCGGTCGAAAGCTCGGCACCAGGATCGGACGCATCCAGAACGACCACTTCACGACAGGAAACGGTAGCACGCAGCCGAACGGCATCGTGACCGCTTCCACGGCATCTGGCACGCAGTTGGCCGCGCAGACGCCGACGTATGCGGAGATGGTGAGCATCGAGCATTCGGTTGATCCGGCGTATCGGCAGAGTCCTGGCGTCGGATGGATGTTCCACGACACCATGCTGGCGGAGGTCAAGAAGATCGTGGACGCAAGCACGGGCCGCCCGATCTGGCTGCCGAACATGATCGGCGGCGCGCCGGACACCATCCTCGGACATCCGTATACCGTCAATCAGTCGATGGCGGTGGCGGCCGGGTCCGGTGCCGGCAAGTCGATCCTGTTCGGGGATCTGTCGAAATACATCGTGCGAGACGTGCGAGAAGTCACGCTCGTGGTGGCTGACCAGCTCTACGCGGCGTATCACCAGGTCGCGTTTCTGGCGTTCGCTCGGGCGGATGGGGATCTGCTTGACGCCGGCACGCATCCGGTCAAGCACGCGCTGAACAAGTCATAAGGAACCGCTGGCGGAGTGGCCGGCAGGTCTCTGGGAGGACCACCGGCCGCTCCGCATCATGACCAGGGGGGTGTTCATGATCCGTATCCGCATCACTGAAGCCTGCACCGCCCGTCTCACATTTGCTCCAGGCGATCTGCTCTCGCTGACTGACGTGGGGCCTGACGTTGAGGCGTTCTTGAAGTCCACCCGCGTGGACGGTAAGCACGTCGCTGTGGTCGTTCGTGGCCGAGACGAGCAGGCCATCATGGCGGACGACGAAACGGCCGTCACGGCGAGAACGCGGCGGAGTTCTGCGGCTTAAATGGCTGACGCCGTGCCTCGTCTGTTCCCCGGATCCACGGTGGTCTGTTTGGGCACTGGCCCGAGTCTCCGCGCGGAGGATGTGTCCTACTGTCGAGGCCGGGCGAAGCTGTTGGCAGTCAAGGACGCCTATCGGCTCGCGCCTGATGCCGACGTGCTCTATTCGGGCGAGATCAGATGGTGGCGTTACTGGGCGCAGCATGATCCGGATGGTCTCGCGGCCATTCCCTTGCGCTATTCGGTCGATGGCCAGGCGCACCCGTGGGCGACGATTCTGCAGAATTCCGGGATTGATGGCCTCGAGACCGACCCGTCAGGTCTCAGAACCGGCGAGAACTCCGGGTATCAGGCCGTGGGTCTCGCGGTGCATCTCGGCGCCAGCAAGATCGTGTTACTCGGCTACGACTTCATGGCGAACAATGGGAAGCTGCACTTTTTCGGGAACCACCCGTATCAGACGGTGCCGACGGGCCAACTGGCTCACGCCTTTCATCGGTTCATGGCGCATTTTGCGACGCTCGTGGAACCATTAAAGCGGATGAACATCGCGATCGTGAACGCGACTCGAGAGACGGCCTTGACGTGTTTCCCGCAGATGTCACTGGCCGAGGCGCTCGCGTGACGACTCCGCTCCAAGTGTTTATCGGCTGGGATGCACGCGAACATCGAGCGTGGAACGTCGCGCGGATGAGCATGAAGTGCCATGCCTCTGTCGATGTGGACACGCGACGGCTGGCGCTGGCCCCACTCCAGACACAGGGACTCTATCGGAGACCGACCGAGGACCGAGGCGACGGCAAGCTCTGGGACGTGATTTCTGAGGCCCCGATGTCCACTGGCCACGCGATCGCCCGGTTTCTCGTGCCGCATTTATGCGGGTATTTCGGATGGGCGCTGTTCACCGACGGTGACGTGCTGTTCCGCGACGACGTCGCGAAGCTGTTCGCGCTGGCCGATGACCGTTTCGCCGTGATGATCGTGCAACACGACTACACGCCAGCCGAGACCGTCAAAAAGGGCGGCCATCTGCAGACGTCGTATCCGCGCAAGAACTGGTCGTCGGTGATGCTGTTCAACTGTGGGCATCAGGCTAACCGCGCGTTAGACGTAAACCTCATCAATAGCGTCCCAGGACGAGACCTGCACAGGTTTTGCTGGCTCGATGATGACGTGATTGGCGGATTGCCGCCCAGATGGAATGTCCTGGTTGGCCATTCGCCATATGACGAGATGGCGGCGCTCGTGCATTTTACAGAAGGCGTGCCAGATGTGCCTGGGTACGAGGGCGTGCCGTATGCAGATGAGTGGTTCGGTCATGCCAAGGCGGCCGGCTACCGGCTGTCCATGCCGTGCGTCCAGGTGCCGGCGTGACCGGATGGCTGATTGCGATGGTCGTTGAATTCTTGCTGTTCGATCCGGTCTCGTCTCGCGGCTCCACCATGTTTGAGGCGCTCACAGACACGGCGCAAGGCCACACGTGCGTCACGACGCGGGCCTATAGCGGGACGTCCGATCTTCTGATGCTGTGGGGGCCTGGGGCTCCGAATCGTTTCCACGCCATGCGCGCGCACCTGGACAGAGGCAAGCATCTCGTCGCATGGGACTTGGCGTATTGGCAGCGTGATAACAAGGTCCGCTGCTCGATTGACGGCGCGCATCCCAGCGCGTGGGTCATGCGGCGTGAGTGGCCACAGGATCGGCTACTGCACGATGGAGTCTCTGTCTACGACAGATGGCAGCCAGACGGGCCGATCCTGGTGGCCGGCTTAGGCCAGAAGGCGCGCGTCCAGTATGGGGCTTCAATCGTGGACGCCTGGGAGGCCTCGATGATTGCCGCGTGCCGAGCCCGCTACAGCAACCGAGTCCTGTATCGGAGCAAGAACGGCGGGGCCGTTCCCGCTGGTGTGGATCGAGCTCAGTCAGGTCAGATTGACGATGCGCTGTCTGGCGCGTCGCTCGTGGTGACGTGGCATAGCAACGTCGCCGTGGATGCGATGAGGCTCGGTATTCCCGTGATCTGTCGCGACGGCGCCGCGGCGGCCGTGTATCCGTCAGAGCTTCCATCGACTGGCCGTCCTGCGCCGCTCGACCATGGCCTGCGGGCTAAATTTCTCGCGAATCTGGCGTGGTTTCAATGGGCACCTGACGAAGCCGAGACGTGCTGGGGTTTTCTCAACGGACTGTTGACGAGCTGATGCGCGTGGTTTGCCCGTATCGCCCCTATCCGCCAGAGACGCTGCCGCATGCGGAGGGGATCGGCCCGTTCGATTGGCTGGATGCGATCCGCATGATGAGTGCCAGTGTGGCGGTCACGAATCGCTGTAAGACGCACGTTATCACAGACGCGAAGACGGCCTTGCCGATGCCGGCGCTCAGGTTCAAAACGACCGAGCAGGCGTTGATGTTGTGGGTTCTGGATGTCTCTCGTGCCTACCTGGAATCGAGGCACTTCAACACAGACACGGTCATGGTCTGTCCGGATCTGTTGGTCTACCGCGATCTGCGCGGCAGGTTCAACGGTGATTTGGGCCTCGTGATTCGTCAGGAAGAGAAACATCTGGCGTCTGGGCGCCCGCTGATCAATGGCGTGCAGTGGTGGGCGGTTCGGGCGAAGGATCGGCTGGTCGCTGCCTTCAGAGACGCCTTGCGTATCGCGAAGACCTTACCAGACGAGATCATCGCGTGGGGGGCCGACACGGAGCCATTGCGGATGATGGCCGAACCGCTCCAGCCTGGCGTCCACGTCAGGGGCGGGCTCTCCGTCAATATGATCCCGTGCGAGGGCGTGCTCGAGGCGCTGGCCTCTCGGACGATTGACAGGTTGGAGTCAGGGGAACAAATAGGATGGCCTCAAGCGGCCCTGATTGACTTCAGAAGCACGCGGAAGCGATACATGCGGGCGTTCTTTGAAGCGACATACGGGCAAGCGGTGCTGGCGTGAAGTGGGCGCGAGGCTGGGCGTTCCCAGACGCTGATGAGTTCATGGTTAACGAGCTCGGGTATGACGGGACGTATCAGATGGGGCATTTGGAAGCGGCACTCTCGTATGTGACCGACTGGGGATGTGCGATTGACGGCGGCGCGCACATCGGCACGTGGTCGAGGGCGATGAGTGCCAAGTTCGGATCGGTCGTCTCGTTCGAGCCGAGCCCTGATACGTACGAATGTCTGGTGCAGAACATGTCTGCCTTCGGGTGTGCCAATGTGGCCTGCCATCACGCCGCGCTGGGAGGTGTCGCCGGGTCTGTCTCCGTGATGTGGGATGCCGTGAATGAGGCCCGCGCGAACACCGGGGCTCGATACGTTACGAAGATCGGGAACATCCCGATGGTGACGGTCGATAGCTTCAATCTGGATCACATAGGGTTTCTCAAGCTGGACGTGGAAGGCTCAGAGCCGGACGCCTTGCGGGGGGCTGTGACCACGATCCACAGGTGCAGGCCGATCGTGCTGTTCGAGGACAAAGGGCTCTGGAAGCGCCATTACGGCCTCCCGAGAGATACCGTGCAGCGATTCCTGACCGGCATCGGCTATCAGCGTCTCGAGCGTGTGTCGATGGATGAAATCTGGGGGCCGCCATCGTGAACGTCTTGATCTGCGGACGCGGCAAGGGTTCCTGGGAGATGCGAGGCGTCCAGGTCGGAGACGCGATCGGCGCACGGGTGGTCTCGGTGCCGTCTTATGGCGATCTGAAGTGGGCGGACATCGTGGTACTCATCAAGCGAGCTGGCATGGAGCACGCGAAGCGTGTGCACAGGTCCGGCAAGCCAATCGTCTGGGATGCGCTCGATTATTGGTCTCAGCCCGCGCACAACCGTTTGACGAGAGAAGAAGCGAGGCATGAGTTCGCCGGCCAGATCCGTGCGATCTCTCCGCACTTGGTGATCGGCGCGACGAAGGCGCAGGCCGATGACGCGAAGGGCGAATACATTCCCCATCACTCATGGTCAGGCCTGTCGCCGGCTCCATGCCGAGACGAGATGCGCGTGGTCGGCTATGAGGGCAACCCGATTTACCTCGGGGCCTGGGCCACTGCGCTCGAAGACATCTGCCTGTCTCGCGGCTGGTCGTTCGTGGTCAATCCGCCGTCCCTGAGTGACTGCGACCTGCTCGTGTCGCTCCGCGATGGTGTTTGGGATGGCTGGATGTGCCGGGAATGGAAGAGCGGGGTGAAGGTCGTGAACGCGATCGCTGCGGGGCGCCCGATTATTGCTCAGCCGAGTGCCGCGATGCGAGACATTCAACCTCCAGGGTCGGTCGTGGAGAACGTCGTGGAGTTACGACAGGCCCTTGAGCGATGGGCGGCTCGCGACTGGCGGACCACCTGCGTGGAAGTGTGCCGACAAAAGGCCGTGAGATACACGCTTAATGCCGTCGCGCGGCATTACAAGCTCATGCTGTCGCGTGTGGCGGAGTCTGTAGGTGTTTGATCTGATTGATACGGCGGAATCGCTCGTGACTGGTCCGGTCAGGGAGCCGTTGGACTTGGAAGAAGTTAAAAAGGCCCTCCGGATCACTTCGGAGACTGAGCATACGCTCCTGGTCACGTGGATGGCAGCCGCGCGACAGTATTTCGAGGTCGAGACCGGGCGCCAAGTCATGCTCGCCACCTGGGAGTACCACTTGGACGAGTTCCCCGTGTACCCAGCCATCGAAGTGCCTCGACCACCGCTCGTGAGCGTCGAAAGCATCTCGTATCTCGATGAGGCAGGCGTTACGCAAACGATGGATCCGGCGGATTACACGGTGCATACCGCGGCTGGCCCGCTGTGTCCTCGTGGGCGGATCTCAATTCCTCATGCGAGCGTCTGGCCGACTTCTGGGGAGCACCAGAAGGCCGTCACGATTCGGTATCAGGCGGGGTACGGGGAGGTGTACGACAGCGTGCCTGAACTCATTAAGGGGACTCTGCTCCTGATTGTGGGCGTCTATTACCAGTTTCGGGCGAACGTCTACGCGCACCGCGGGGGGGGTCTGGAAACGCTCCCGATGGGCGTGGAGCCAATCGTGCGGGCGTTCCGTGAAACCGCCATTCAGACGCTGGCCCCGAGGCGGGCATGCTGAACGCGGGCGATATGGACCGGGAGATTGTGCTCGAAACAGCCGTCCTGGCGCAGAACCAGGACACCGGCGAAGCGGCGCCGGATTGGGCCACGGCGACACAGGCCACCGTGTGGGCCCAGTGGCTGCCGGCTGGATCGCGCGAAGCCTGGCAGGCGCAGCAGCGTCTCGGGGCCTATGTGGACGGGGTGTTTAGAATCTACGACCTGGAGTCTAGGCCGTCTCCGACCTTAACCCGCGTGCTGTTTCAGGGTCGGACGTTCGACGTGAAACCGTGGGTGGAGATTGGGCGTGGGGAGGGGCTGGAACTTCCCGTGGTGGCGCGCGCTGATGATTGAGTTCAAGGTCTCTGGATTCAAGGAACTTGAGCGCAACCTTCGGAAGCTCCCGCAGGAGATCGCCGGGAAGGTGTTGCGTGAATCGCTCAGAAAGGCCGCGCAGCCAGTCGTGGAGCAGGCCAAGACGGCGGCGCCACGCTCAACGGACCCAGGATCGCAAGGGCATTTGGCTGACAGCATTGCACTGCGGTCGTTCAAAACCGAGGGTCTGGATGACCTCGAAGTCAATCTGTGGTTGGGGCCAAGTCCGAAGCACTTTTACGGCATGTTCCATGAGTTCGGCACGCGCAAGATGCCGGCACGGCCGTTTCTCCGACCGGCCTGGGATGCTCAGGGTAACGAGGTACTGGATGCGTTTGGGCGACTGCTCGGTGCCGCGATTGAGAAGGCAGCCAGGAAACTGCACAAGGCAGCCAGGAAACTGCACAAGTCGAAATGAACGTGCTGTCCGGACTGCGAACGTATCTCTTGGGGGATGCCGCGATCGTGGCTCTCGTGGCGGCCAGGGTGTATCCGGTCACGGCTCCACAGGGGGAGACACGGGCCAGGCTGGTGTTAACGCCGATCACGGGGTTTCGGCAGCCGATTTTGCACGGACCTGCGTCTGTCGGGCGTCCACGGTATCAGGTGGACGCCTGGGATGTGACGTATGAGGGGGCGCAGTCGCTGGGCAATCTCGTTCGCCAGAGACTCGAAGGGCAGAACGCGACATGGACGGATACGAGTAGCCCGCCGGTGTCCATCGGTGTGCAAATCGAGTTCGTGGATGATCGCGTGCTGTTCGAGACAGACGTGAGCGGAGGGCACTATCGGCACTCGGCCGATTACTACATCTGGCACGGGACGAACGGAGGGACGGTCTGACCCGAACGATCTAAATCAGTCTTTGACGCTGCGCTAGGGCGTGCAACCCGAACAGGCCGTACCCCTCCGGCTCGCGCAGTGACAAGGGGGACACGGAAAAAGGGGCCGTGTTGACGCTGCTACAGAGCAGTGCCAATGCGGCCCCTTTTTCTGTTGTTCCAGATGCTTAACCGAGGGCATGTGACAGGAGACGACGAACGATGTCCGACGCCATTTCAACCCAGGGAACCAAGTTCTACCGTGCGCCGGCGAGCTCGCCGGCTTCGTTCTCGCTGGTGCCGGAGTGCCGGGTGATTCCTGGTCCGGTCCAGACGTCCGAAGAAATCGAGGTGACGCATCTTGACAGCACGGGTGGACGACGTGAGTACATCCAGTCGTTCAAGGACGCGGATGATCTCAACGTCGAAAGCAACTACATCACGGGCGATGCCGTCCAGGCGCTGATCCGCGGCGATTACTCGAGCGGCGCGATCAACACCTGGAAAGTCGAGAACCCTGATGCGACCACGCAGACCTTTGAGGGATTCGTCAAGACGCTAGGGGAGACCTCGGCGGTTGGCGAAGCGAAGCCGTTCAACTTCACCGTCAGGATCACAGGAGCCGTCACGTTCTCGTAAGCAGCGTGGGCGGTGACTAGAGGGGGTGACTCGTGAGCAATAAGCGTCATGTTGTCGAATTGTCCGACAGCACAGGGCAGACGTATACCCTGCGGTTCGGGACCAATGCCATATGTGCGGTGCAGGACGAATTGAATCTCTCGCTGGGGGAGATTCTGAAGCAATTCGATCACGACAAGCTCGACATGCGGACCATCCGTACGATGGTGAAGTGTGCCGTGGTGGAACCGAAAGGCGTCACGGCGGAGCAGGTCGGAGACTTCATTGACGATGTCGGATTTGAAGCAGTCACGAAGGTGATCGGGACCGTCTTCGGGAGCGGCGAAGCGGGCCCTCCTGGCGGGCCGAGTGGCGGCGATTCCAAGTCGAATGCGCCTCACTCGGCATAACCACCGATCGATTTGATGACCTCTCGATTCAGGATCTGCACATTGAGCGGGAAGCCGCCCGGAAGCGGTGGGAGGACTGGTATGCCCTCGGACTGTTCGTGGCGTGGCATGTCGCCGCGATCGGGCGCGCGAAGCGTCTGCCGAGCCTGAGTTCGCTGATCAAACGGCTGCGGCAGGCTGGCGACGACCAGACGCCAGAGCCGCAGGACTGGCAATCGGTGCGTGACTGGATGATGGCGAGGGAAGCCGTGCAGAGCAAGAAGAAAAAGCGCTGACACATGGCTGCGGTCATTGGGTCTCTGCGAGCGGAACTCTCGGCGACTGTTGCCAAGTTCGAAAAGGATCTTGGTAAAGCGGCCGATGCCGTCCGCGATGCGAGTAAGCGCCTCACGGTTGTTGGCAACGACTGGCGGAAAGTCGGCGCCCAGATGCAAGCGGTCGGCTCTGGTCTGACCAAGACACTCACGGTGCCCTTGGCAGGCCTCGGCGTGGCTGCCGCTCGCGTGGCGGTCAACTTCGATGAGGCGATGGACGAGATCCGCGCCGGCACCGGGGCCACAGGCGAGGAGCTTGACCGGCTCGGACATTCCTTCCGGAATGTCTTCGCGAAGGTGCCCAATGAGATCCAAGACGTCTCCAGGGCCATTGCGGATCTGAGCACGCGCACCGGACTGTCCGGCCAACCGCTCGAAACACTGGCGACACAAATGCTCAATGTGTCGCGCCTGACGAAAACCTCCATTGGAGACGCGATTGCCGCGACGACGCGAGTCTTCGGGGATTGGTCGGTCGCGACGAATCAACAGTCACAGTCGCTCGATTATCTCTTCCGTGTCTCTCAAAACACCGGGATCGGCTTTAACCGTCTGAGCGAATTGGTCGTGCAGTTCGGGGCGCCGATGCGTGCCCTCGGGTTCAGCTTCGAGCAGACCGCCGCCCTGATGGGCAAGTTTGAGAAGGAGGGCGTCAACCTCGAGACGGTGATGTCAGGGCTCCGGTTCGCGCTCGGGAAGTTCGCAGCGTCAGGACGTGAACCCGCGCAAGCCTTCGCCCATGTCACGAGAGCCATTCAGCAGGCGAAAACAGAGAGCGAAGCGACACAGATTGCCTTTGAGAATTTCGGTAGGCGTGCGGCGGTGGATATCAGTCGGGCGGTGATTGAGGGTCGGTTCAACATTGAGGATCTCGTCCGCACGCTGCAAACCTCTAAGGACACTATCAACGATGCGGCGCGCGATACGCTGAGTTTTGGTGAGCGGTGGAGACTCGCGAGTCACCAGATCCAGGCCGCCATCGAACCGCTCGGGACTCGGCTCCTCGACGTACTTGAGGGGCTCCAGCCCGCGATTGAAACCGGCGCCAAGGTGCTCGCCTCGCTGGTCGAGGGCTTCTCGAATCTGCCACGCGGCACGCAAGTGGCCATCATTGGGATTGCGGGTTTCGCGGCGGCGCTCGGGCCCATCGTCTTTATCGGCGGGCAAGTCGTGTCGAGCGTGTCCGCGATTGTGCTGGCGTTCGGCAAGGCAGGATTTGCCGCGCGGGCGCTAGTGGGCCTCTTGACCGGTGCGAGTGGTCTGGTCGGTGGACTCAAGGCCACGACTGTAGCGATCGAAGGCGCGTCGCTGGCGTCGAAAGGACTCCTGCTTGGTCTCGGTGGAGTCGTCTCGATCCTGGCTGGTGGTGCGTTGCTGGTCGGACTGAAGCAATACCTGGATCTCAAAAATAAGCTGGACACGCCGAGCAAATCCGGCCAGTTCCTCCCCGGGCTCACCGATGGACTCGGCAACGCCAAAGCGGCCGCTGAGGATCTCAAGAAGGGCCTAGTGGACATCACACAGACGGTGCAACAGATTGGCCCGAAGGTCTCGGTCTCCGCGAAGACGTTGGGGGAATTCGGGAAGTCTGCGGAGTCCGCCGCGGCGGCATTGGGAGAAGGACTTGGCGAGGCAGCCTACGTCAGCGAAGAGGCCCTGAAGAAAGCCAAGAAGTCGGCGGAGGAGTTCAAGGAAGCCCTCGCAGACGTGACCTCTCATGGGGGGAGTTTCCACGACATCCTCAAGACGATCAACGCCGAGACGGTGGAGGCGATCGCCTTCTACCTCAGGCATGGCGCAGCCGTCAACAAGCTGGCCGTGGTGTATGGCCTGACGGAAGCGCAGATCGAAGCGGTCGCCGATCAGTTGCGGTTTCAGGAGTCGGTCATCAAGCAGAGCAGCAAGTCCTTCGTGCAGCTTGGCGTGGATGTCAGCGCTGCGGCTCGGCACGCGGAGCAGTTCCGTGAGCAATTCCGAGGGCTCACGCGAGACAACATCATCGCGGCTGAGTCTGTGGATTACGTCTCTCAGGTGTTCGACCAGAACAGGCGAGCGGTGGGCGCGTCCACCAATGTTTTACAGGACGTCGGAGAAGCCGCGCAACGTGCCGGAGAGAAGTTTCACGAACTGCGTCAAGAAGTCGAGGATGCGTCGAACTTCTCGTTTGCCAAACTCGCCTCGGCGTTCTCTGACGCCCTCGGAGACCTCAATAGAGTCTTCGAGGCGGCCTTTGAGGGCGGCGGCGGCTTACTGGGCGCGATCCAATCGATCGGCACGCGCATCACCGCCGATGTGCTGGGACTGATCCCGGTCGTCGGGGGCGCGCTGTCCAAGTTTGCTGGCGCGATTGTCTCCGGACTCAAGAAGATCGGCGATCTGTTCTCGACGAGTCCAGGCGAAGACGTCGTCAAGAGCGTGAGGACGTGGGGCATCAAGATTTCCGAGGAACTCGGGAACTCCATCGCTGAAACCGCCAAGACGATCTTTCGCGGCAACCGGCGTGTCGCCGAAGTGTTCAGGCTGGGAGACATCATCGACGCCGCGGGCGGCATCGATGACAAGAACGTCAAGCAATTGCTGGCGCGTTTCCGCGACGTGTTCGTATTCGTCTCTGGCGGGATGATGACGTCCGCGCAGGGCGCGAAGGTGCTGGATGACAACTTCCAGGCGTTCGCCAATCACTTCCTGGCCAACAGCAAGCTGATCTCAAAGGAACTCGTTGAAATCATTCGGCTGAACGATGAATGGGGGACGAAGTCGAAGGCGATTCAGGACTTTGTCTCTGGACAGCTGACCACGACTGTTATTCCAGGCTTGCAAGCCTTCACGGGTGCGACGAGGACCGCGTCAGGCGCGATTGCCGAGAACGAGGGCACGCTCAAGGGGCTGACACAAGAACTGAGGGAGACCGAAAAGCGCCTGATCGATCTCGCGCTCGCGCAGGACAAGGCTGCCGAGAAAGGCGATACCGACGAAGTCGAGCGGCTGTCGGGGGAAATCGCGAGGCTGACGCAGGAACAGGCCACGCTCAACCAAGAAATCCTGACAGTCAATAGCACCATCGCGACGCAACGCGGGCTCCTCGATACGCTGAAGATTAGTTCGCAGGGCGCGGCCGATGCGCTCTCCGCGTCCGTCGGCGCGGCGTTCAGCAAGCTCGTCGATGCCGGAGTCCCGGTGCTCGATGTCGTTGACCAGCTCGAGCCGGTGGTGTCAGAACTCGGCGCGAGCTTCCAGTCCGCCGGGTTCGAGGGCAGTACGGCCTTCCAGCAATTGCAAGCCACTATGGCGCTCGCGAAGGACGAGATTGCCGGTCCTGCTATTACGGCCGTGACTGGATTAGGGAACGTCCTGGCCGGGCTGAGCAATACCGGGCTGCTCACGCAGGACATGTTCTCCGGACTCACTGGTCAGATTACGTCCACGTTCGGCACGTTGATTGCCGGCGGGGCCGACGGCGAGACCGCGCTTCGGCTCATGCAGGATCCGTTGCAGACGGTGTATGAGCTCTCGCAGGAGTTCGGGTTTGCAGTGGATGAGAGCACGCAGGCCCTCGTGGAGCAGGCGAAGGAACAGGGCATCGTCGGGGAGAAGTTCAAGTCCGTCCAGAAGCAGATGCTGGATGCGACTAACAAACTCGTCTCGGCGATCGAACGGCTCGCGAATAGCTTCACCGGATCGTTGGCTCGCCAGGCCGAGGCTGGCGCACGCTCCGTGCAGCGGTCCCTGGATGGCATCGAGGCCCCGTCGCTGACGATTGAGATTGACTATAGCGACCCAGGGTTTACGCCGAATGTCTCCGGCGGGGAATATCCGGAGTTCCAGCACGGATCGGGAGGCATCCGGAACTTCGGCACGGGCACGCTCGCGATGCTGCACGGTCGAGAAGCCGTGTTGACCGAGCATCAACTCAATCGAGTCGGAGGGCGGAACAGCAAGGCCGTCGTCGTCAATCTGTCCGTGGAGCCGCACTTCCACGGGGTGTTCACCAACGATCCGGTTGGGTTGCGAACGGTCTCGCGTGACGTGCTCGCGCCGCAGCTCGTCTCCAGCCTGACGCGCGACGATGCCGGGCTCGTGAAGGCCATCAAGAAGGCGATCGGGCGATGAGGTTTTCGCGGCCGAGTGACCGGCTCTCGCCGACCTGGACGCTGGCGACTGGCACTGCCCAGACTGGCTACGACGTCGGCAACCTCAACACGACGCTCGCCACGATCGATCCGAGCCTGCCCTGCTGGATTACTGGCACGCAGATCCGTGTCACGGCAGACCTTGGATCCGCCTTCGAAGTCACAGCCGTGGCGCTCGTCAATCACACGTTCGACGCCGGCCTGCAAGTGCTGTTTCAGATGAACAGCTCGAACAGCTTCGGCTCCCCCCCGGTCAGCGAGGCGTTTACGGTGCCCACGCACTACGAGAACGGCTACGCCTGCAACGCGTTTGTGGACCTGGAAGCCGCGATCCCTGTCGCTGGCAATCGGACGTATCGGTGGATCTCCGTCGCGAATCCGTCACAAGCGAACAGCGCAGAAGTGGCCATCGGGGAGATCTGGGTCTGCGGATCTGGCGGATGGCGTCGTCTGACGCCCTACGATATCAGGCACGAATACACGATCCGCAACGGTCATCTGGTGGTCTCCCATCGGAGCGTCAAGGGGGTGCATACCCGCTATGACGTGGGCGCCAGAGACAATCGATCGTGGGCGGTCGCCGTGGGCACGGACCAGACCGGGCTTGAGCAATTGCTCGAGTGGGAAGATGACGCGCGACATCCTGCCTACCCGAGTCTGGTGTCGCTGGACGAGGCGAGCAGCAACCAGCGGGATGCCGAACCACGGATCGTGATCGTGACGGAAGCGCTCGAGTCACGGTCACTGCATCACGGCGTGTTCTATACGGTCGAGTTCGCTCTGCAGGAATTGGGCTTTGGGGAGCCCATCCCGGTATGAGGACTAGACCGACTCCATGACGCAACAATTCATCGCGGGCCGGTCGTATGCGGCGGCGGGCAACGACGGCACGGTGAACGGGTTTACGTGCCCGTTTGCGGGCGGGCTTCAGTCCTGGCTCTCGACCGAGGGGCCGGCCACTGTCCGCGTGATGCGCGATACCGTCTGGGACGGCTTCACGTTTGCGCGGAGTGTGGCGCCAGGATCTGGGATCTCCGTCGCCTATTACGTGCGCGTCAACGCGAGCACGGACACGCTCATCGTCACGCTGGATGACACGAACTACACCGGGGCCGCGTCCTCGGTCTCTGTCTCGTTGACGGAAGGCGATACCGTCTGCGTGAAGCGTGTCGCGACTGGAGGGACTCCAGCGGCCGGCGATACGCTCTGGTCGTTCATGCAAACCGTCAACAGCGTTGACGAAAGCTGGTACGGGTGGCAGGAAAATACCGCACGGAGCACGACTCGTAGTTGCGGCCCGTTCAATGCTCAAGAGGATGGCTGGAACATCGTGGTCGGAAATTTCCTCAGCCTGATTCCCGTGGCTGGCGATTTGACCGAATACTACATCGGGGATCTCTCGGCGGCGCCGGGTGTTGGGAAAAGCTGGGAGATCGCGGTCTACATGGGCGGCGGAGGACTGCCGACGAAACAGGACGGAACCGGCGGCACGGTGGACACGGTCGAAACTATCGCGGACGCGGCCGTCAATGTTCATTGGACCGGCACGCTCCCGCTTGTGGCGACTGACCTGCTGGCGATTCGCACGACGCCCTCTGGGTCTCCAACCTCAACCACGATGCCGGGGGCCGTGGTGTTCAAGGCCTCGATTCCCGGCCAGTCTATTTTCTGCGGCGGTCGGAACAGCGCGAACAGCGGATCCTCGGTCACCTACAGCGGGAAGGTTGGTTCGTCGGTCGGCGTCTGGGACACCACGGAAAGCGACGTCGAGCATCTCGGCCCGCAGACGCCCTACACGCTATCCGGCCTGATGGTGTATTTGAATGCCGCACCAGGTGCTGGCACGAGTCACACCATCAGCGGGCGAATCAACGCGCTCGATCCGTCGAACGGGCCGAGCGTCACGATTGCAGACACCAGTCAGGGGCCGACGTCCGATACCCGCAGCATGCAATTGCAGCCTGGCTTGCGCTGGGCGCTCAAATCGACGCCGGCCAATTCACCAAATGCCAGGAACGTCTATTGGGGCATCGGGGCGACGGTCGGATCGTGTTCTGGAGGCGGGCAAATCGTTGTCGAGGCCGATCCGCCAGATGGCGAAGAGTTCACGGGCACCCTGATTGATTATCGGGCCTGGGTGGAACTCTCATTCGATGACCAGATTCGACAATTGGGGATCGATGCCCTGAACGTGCTCGCCGGTCGGACGCTCCCGTTGGTGATTGAATACGGTGACATCGAGCGTCATCTCTCCGGTCGCAAATCGGCCTATCAGATGGGCTCCTGTGTCTTGCGTGTGGACGATTCATCACGACTGCTCTCGACGCTCGAAGCGGCACAGGCCACGCAGTATTGGTACAACCGTGAAGTCACGATCTACCTCGCATCGAAGGCCACCATTGAGGCCAACGGAACACCGCACGTCTTGATGCGTGGATTGTGGCGCGGGTTTTCGACCTCTGGTTTATCGGCCAGCATCACCGTCAGTGACATTCTCGGATCCGAGTTCTCCCCGTTCAATCTGGAACGCGAGATTCCGGATCGGGTCATCGACGTGACGACGTTCGGCACGACCTGTCCAGAAGCCTCCCGCGGATTGCCGGTGCCGATCATCTACGGTCACCATTCCGACCGAGCCTTGACGAGCGGCAATGCGGTCTCGAGTGTCGTCGCCGGACAGCCCGTGGCGCCGCTGTCGGCGCCGACCGGCGTCTCGGTCAGTCTCGTCTCTGGCACCCCCACGAACGGACACAATGGGCGGCAGTATTCCTATGCCGTCTCGTTTACCGTGAACGGGCTCCACACGGAATGGTCTGTCGTGGTGGCGCAGCCGAATACGCCGACGACGGTGAATCAACTGAGCTGGAACACCCCTCCGGCCGGGACGTCAGAGATCCACATCGCGCGTGGCTGGTCCCCCAATTTCCGGCACACATTCGCGTACGTCTCCACGAACGAACACAACCCGTCATACACTGGGATCTTCAGTCTTCCAGCCAACTCGACCTCGTTTATAGATTATTGGCCTGACATTGAGGAGCGTTCGGCTGATTCCTCTGATGGCGTCTGGACGCTGTCCGGTGCGCTGCAGAATTTTGTGGTCTACGTCTACGCTGAGCGCGCGGACGGGACATTCAGTGCGCCTGGCATCTCGAATTCAATCTCGATCGCGCCGATTCTCGAGGGCCCATCGTCCAGTCGCGTCAACCCACAACGCGATATCACGTTGACGTGGTCTGCCTATACCGGAGCGGTCAACTATCACCTCCTGGTGTATATGGACTGGTGGGCGAACACGAGCGGGACGTATTCGGCGTATCACATCGTCCCTGGCACCTCGACGTCCTACACGGTCCCCGTACCTCCGAGGGGCACGGTTGTCTCGGTGTCACTGCCCGTGGTCACGGCGATTCCAGCGGGACGGATCCCCACCATTCATGTCGGCGAAGAGGACATCGGTGGCACGCTGTATCAGCGGTTGCTGGTGTGCGGTCATGCGATCCAGCACATTGAGACGATCTATGAGGAGGTGCCGTCCCAGACGCCGCAACTGCCAGGGACTCCACCGCTCCCTCCAGTCTGGCAGCCGATACCAGTCAGCGTGTTTGGGGCAACATGGCTCGCGCCGGGGTTCGCTGGCTGGCCGTTTGCCACGACGTATCGTGATCTAGCCGGCCAGTGGTTCACCATCATCTATACGACACTGAATCCCCCGCCGCCGACGCGCGTGGATCTGTGTGCGATCGAGGATGTGGGCGATTCGAGCGGGAACACCATCAAGGCGTCCACGCGGGTTGTGAATCATCTGTTCAAGAATTGGTTCCTTCCAGACGCGAATACCAGTTACCGGTCTGGATCCTGGCTCTCCCCGAAGACCTTTGACAATGGGGATCCTGTCGTCAATACGCAAAGCCTCTCTGACGTGGAGACGATCCAGGTGGCTCGGATTGGTGGCGAAGGCTATGAGTTAGCCGTCTACATCGGGGCGTTTATCTCGCTGCGTGACGTGCTCGGGCGGGTCTACGAAAACGCCAACATTCGGATCGGACAGAACCAACACGGGCAGGTATTCTTCTGGGATCTGGATGAGTGGCAGGACACCTCATCGGCTCGAGTGGTCACTGACGTCCGCGATATCGTCGCCGAAACTGACATCGACCGGCGCCTCGATGAGATGGCGAATCGCTGGATCTTCAGTTGGGGCTATCGGCCGTCAGATGGCAGTTTCGACACGCCGACCGACATTCTCGATGACACGACCGCTATCGCGAACAATCGCGACGTGGTGGCCAAGGGGCAGCGTGAGTTCTTTTACGTGAATCATCAGGCGTCAGCCTATGACGTGATTCTGCGTGAGCTCATCTGGGGCAGTGAACCGCCGCGCTACGTCCGAGTGACCTGCACACTCCGTCAGGTAGCGGTGAAGATCGGTGACGTGATTGTCGTCACGGATTATCAAGGGGTTGGGGCGGCCGGCTGGAACGGGCGGCGCCTGGCCGTGTTGGGGATGATCGTGCGGTTAGGCAGTTTGGACGAGGCTCCGTCGGTCGTGCTCGAGTGCGTGGATATCGAGCGGATTCTGACGGATCTCGTGGTCCGCGTGCCGGCTGGCCAGCTGTCGTTCACCGGACAGACGCCGTCGAGCCTGGCGATTGCGAGTATCGCCGGGACGCTGTCGTTTACCGGACTGGCGCCAACCGTCATTCGGACGTAAACCATGGCGCGGAAAGGCGATGAGATGGCCGAGGAGAATGGCTACGGTGTCAGGTTCGGGCCACCGTGGATTCAGGCGTTACTCCGCTGGGGCCCGACAGCGGCGATCGCGGGATTTCTCGTCTGGTTTCTGGCTGGGACGATGGATACCAGAATGTCCGCGATGGAGCGCGCGATCCAACAGCACATGATCGAGTCGGCACACGATCGGGCGGAACTGCGCTACATCATGCAGCAAATTTGCTGGAACACGGCGAAGACGGAAACGGAGGCCCGGTCATGCGGTCTAAAGCCCTGAAGATCGTCGCCTTGCCATTCGTGCTCGCCGCGGGCCTCTCGGCGGTGCAGACCTCCCCGCCAACCGTGGCCGGGATGTATACCTGCGCCGGCACCGACGCACACGGGCGCGCCTATCGGAGCACGCTGGAGATTGCCGCGCATGTCGAAGGCTACGCCATGCAATGGGGGCCTGCGAGACCGCCAGTCGTCTTTGGTTTCGGGATTGTCCATCGCGCGGTATTAGCGGCGTGGATCGTGGACACCGGTAATGCCGTGGTGGGCGTGGTGGTCTACACGATCGCTCCGGACACCTTGGAGGGCACCTGGACGGCTGGGGACGGGCGCACGCACCCGGAATCCTGCCAGCGCGACTGGTTGCAAGCCGTATGACGCCTGACGAACGTCTGCGAGAGATTCAACGGCTCGAAATCCGCCTGATCCAATTACTGGGCGACGCGCGTCAAGTGGTGGGTCAATTGGACGAGGCGATCCACAAGCTGGCCGACGAATTGCGGCGGATGCTCGAACCAACGGAGAAGTAGCGATGCACGACGAGACGCAATGGCAGCCCGCCTCAAACTGGCGGCAGTGGTGCCAGTTCTGTTGCGCGGTGGGCTGTGTCGAGTTTCAGGCCGGGGTGTTCTGCTGCAGGAAGTGCGGGCGAACCTGGAAGCCTGATCCTCCGCGCGAGGAAGACGACCACTCGGTATGAGGGATGCCGCCGCCTCTCATTCTGGTCTGCCAGCATTGCGCGGCGTCCGTCCTGGTGCGCCGTGGGGCGCTCCCGACGACCTGTGCCATTTGTCTCAAGGAGGCCAACTGGCGCGTGACGGAACCGGCGGAACTCACCCGCTGGGACCGGTGGATGTTGCGCTGCTTGGGAATCAATCCTGACTAGTAACAATCTGGTCGTGATTTCAGACACGCATTGCGGTTGCCGGCTGGGGCTCTGCCCGCCCGATCCGATACGCTTGGACGACGGCGGTTTCTATCGCGCTTCTGAACTCCAGACCGAAGTGTGGGCGTGCTGGCGTGACTTTTGGGATGTGTGGGTGCCGATGGTGACCGAGGGGGAAGTCTACGACCTCGTGCACAACGGCGACGCGATCGACGGTGTGCCACATCAAGCCAAGACGCCCATCAGCCACAACATGGAAGACCAACTTCGCATTGCGGAGGCCGCGCTCCGTCCAGTCGTGGAGCACTGTCAATCGCGTGGAGGGCGCTACTACCATATCCGAGGCACCGAGGCGCACGTCGGGAAGTCGCAGGAATACGAGGAGCGGCTTGCGCGGACGCTCGGGGCGATTCCCAACAGAGTCTCTCAATACGCGCGTCCGGATCTGTGGATCCGCGTGGGGCAGTCGCTCGTCCATCTGCTTCATCACATTGGCACGACCTCGAGCGCCGCGCACGAAGCGTCAGCCGTCAATGCTGAACTGACGGCAGAATACGTCGAAGCGGCACGCTGGCGCCGGGAGCCGCCGGACTTTGTCGTCCGGTCGCATCGTCATCGGTCCATTGCGGTGGATATTGACTCCAAGAAAGGCACGGCGGCCGGGATCGTCACGCCAGCCTGGCAGGGCAAAACGCCCTTCGCGTGGAAGGTGGCCGGGGCGAGACTGGCCGAGCCGCAATTCGGCGGGCTGCTCATCCGGCAGAGCAAGAAGACCCACTACTACATGCGGAAGGTGTATACCGTGGGCCGGAGCGAAGAGGAATAGATGGAGGTCAGCCGGGAGCGGTGGCTGAAGGCCCTGAACGAACTGGACGATCCAGAGGAGCCAGGCGCCCTCACGATGAAGGAACTGCAAATCGTCTTCGGCTCAGAGGAGCATCCGTTAGGAACAACCCGGACGAAGCATCGCATCAAGAGGCTCGTGGCTGCCGGCCGGTGTCGCGTGACGACGAAGCGTATCGTTGGAATGACAGGGCGCTATGTCGTCGTGCCCGCCTATGTCCTGCTCTCCGCTCCTCGACATCACGGGGATGCCGCGTAAGCCAACCGGCGCGGCGTTGCTCGCGGAAGTGCTCATTGCGCTTGGCGGCCGGAGCGTCGTCGAGCGGTTCATCCCAGGAGACCATCGCGGCGAGCTCGTCTCAGGCTGTTGGGAGGGCGGGAAGACGATCCACGTCAACCCAGCCGTTGATGTGGTCGATACGGTGATTCACGAGACGCTCCATTCCGTCCGTCCGCAGTGGTCGGAATCCTACGTGCGGAACCGAACCTCCTGGCTCATGAAGCAGTTAAGCGACGCACAGATCCAACAGGTCTACCAGGATTACACGAAGCGAAAGAAGACCCGCCGTGGACGAGACGCTACGGCGTGATTTCGTGTTGCGGAAAACCTGCCCCGTGTGTTATCACGGCTGCGGTGATCATGCGAGTTGGTGCCAGCGAATGACGCCCGAGCAGGAATCCCACCTCGAGCGCGTCCGCGTGCAGGTTCTTGCTGACATTGACGCGAAGTATCGGCAGGGCCAGGCCGAGCACGGCGGCAACCTGTGGGAGAAACCTGGGCTGCTCGACGAAGCGATCAAGGAAGCGATCGATCTGGTGGTCTACCTGTATTCCTTGCGGGAACAACGCGCGGCACCGAAGCTTGGGGAGTTCCACGATTGACGCCAAACGCCCCGATCCTGCTCCGTCAGGGCCGCCCGGTCTGTCCGACCTGTGGAGTCGGCTTCTCTCGGCTCGTGGTGTGGCCGGCTGACCTGACCGAGATCCCCTGCCCGCGCTGCGGCACGGCCGTTCCCTTGAGCGGGCCCGCCCAGCCAGAACCAGCCGGAGGGCCAGCGTAAGATTACGCTTGACAGCCCGTGGCGGCGTGGCGTAAGCTTCCGGCCGTCATGCAGCACACACAGACCCCGCTGGTCCGGCTCCGGCGCTCACGGACCCTGAATCAGCAACAACTGGCCGAGCTCGTCGGCATCAGCCAACAGACCCTCAGCAAGATCGAGCGCGGGCAGATCCGGCCGGATGTGGGCGTGCAGGCGCGGCTCGCGGCGATCTTGGGGGCGGCGGTCGAGCACGTCTTTCCGGCCGACACGGTGACCCGCTGATGGCGGCACGCCGATTCTTCGTGGCCGGCCGTCTCCGAAAGCGATCCCTGCTCGGTCTAGGCGTGGCTCCGCTCATGACCACGCGGGAAGCCGCCCACTACTTGCACGTCTATGGTATTCAAGCGGTCTATGGCCTGATCAAGACGCGGGATCTGCCGTTCCGGTTGGTGGGGAAGGGCTACCGCTTCGCGCAACACGAACTCGACGCATGGAGCACTCGGCACCGACAAGTCCGTGAGTCTGGATCCCACGATACAAAAGTCGCCACAAAAGCAGACTCTGCCACGGCTACGGCTCTAAATCCTTAGTGTTTCCGATGATCTGCTCTGGCATGGGCTCTGCACTGTTATAGGGGCATGGAGAGCAGCGAGATGACATTCGAAGAGTTCGAGGAGGCGCGATGACGCAACCAACCTTCGGAAACCGACTGACGCCACTGTTCCGCAACGCAGCCGCAGAGGCCCAGGACTTGGCAGACCGGAACGGCACTCCGGTCATGATCTGGCGGCGCGACGGCTGGTATACCGTGTGCGAGACACCGCCGGAATTGCTCGATCCAGATCCGGCCCTCGACGGCTGGCAAGAGCACGCGCTGGTTGACCCACACGAACCGAGCGAGTCATGCGGATTCTAGGCACGCTGATTCGGCGGTATCGTGTGCGGCGGCGGTTGTTCAGGCTCTGCAAGGACTACGCGCAATGACTCCGCTTCTGTCCTGGCTCCTGATTCTCGTGGCCGCGCTGATTGCCTTCGGCGTCGTCTACCTCAGCATGACGCTGATCGATTGGCTGATTGACATGGCCGCACGGCTGCGACGCCAGCGTCCTCGGGCTCCAGGCTTCGATCTGGACCGCAAGCGGCTGGATGTGATTGCGAGGTATCGGCGATGAATGGTGCTTTGGTAGCGATGCTGATTGTCGCTCTCGTCGCTATTTGCTTATTGCTAGGCCGAGTGGAGCGTCTCGAACGAGAAAAGGACAAGCCATGAGACTGCACCTTGTCACCGACGAATCGACCTTCACCGAGCAGGCTGAAGATTCGCTCTACGTGCAGGCACTCATGGTGGCCTTGGTAGGCGCGGCGCGTCCTGGCGTCATGGACCCGCCACTCCGCAACAAGCTGGGTGACTTCGCGATGGAGTTCGGCGCGGCGCTGCGCTTGGAACCTGGCATGACGGATCCCGTGCTGCACGGCGCGATCAGGGTGATTGCCGAGATTGCGGTTAAAGATGCGCTGGCGGTGATGAAGCGGAGGGTGTCATGACGGTCGAAGAACTGCACGCGAAGCTCGTGGAGTTGAACAAGGGCGCGTTGTATGGCGGCGCGCACAAGCCTGGCGCTCGTGAGTTCTGCGCGCTGGAGTTCGACCATGCGGTAAGAGGCCAGCCGCACAGCGACTCGCCGGACAACCTGCCAGACATCCGTCCGCTGAACGACGCCGAGTGGTCTTCCGACGCAGTGAGAACAACCCACCTGCTCCGCGTCATGGCGGCGTTGTGGGATTGGCAGGCATGGCCTCTGGCGACGCGGCAGGCATGGACTGAGCGCGTCACCGTGGAGACCGTTCGCCAGATCATCGCGACGCTACCTGGCTTGCCTGACGCCGAGCGCCAGCGGTGCCGAGCCGCCACGACGCCGCTTGCGGCGGCGGCGGCGGCGAGGGCGGCGGAGG